TGTCCTGAAGAACAGGTTTGCGGGGTTGACAGGGCCAGCTTGTTACTTGTACTATGATAATGAATCAGGCCGTATGATTGAGACAGCCTGTCCAGCATCGGATGACAAAGCGGAGTTTTAAATGCGACAGTTAGTTTTTGACATTGAGGCAAACGGTTTAGAGCCTACTCAGGTGTGGTGTGTTGTGTTGTATGAGAGTGCTACCAACAATACGCATGTTTGTTACAATAGGATTCAACTACTGTGCCGACTTAACGGTACGTTTAATCCTGATGCTGCAATGGAACCAGTAGAGTTGATCGGACATAACATATTAGCCTACGATGTACCAGTGTTGGAAAAACTATGGGGCATATCTTTTGCAGGACATAAACTAACAGACACATTAGTCATGTCACGATTATCAGACCCTTCGCGCTTAGGCGGTCACTCGCTAGAGAACTGGGGTACTATCTTAGGACAACCGAAAGGAGAACACAGTGATTGGGATAATTTCTCGAATGACATGGTGGAATACTGTAAGCAAGATGTTAGAGTTAATGAACTGGTGTACAAGAGATTACTTTCTGAGCTTAGTGGTTTTGGAAGTGAGAGTATTGACCTTGAGCATCGAGTGCAAGCAATTATATCACAGCAAATTAAAAGAGGCTGGACTTTAGATCAAGAGAAATCTTTTGTCTTACTTGCTGAACTTAAAGAAAAGAAGTATGACCTAGAGGATGAGGTACACGAAGTCTTTAAACCTTTACCTACTTTTGTAAAACAAGTATGCCCTAAGATTAAGAAGGACGGAGCCATGTCAGTTGTGGGTCTGAAGTTCTTAGGTGACAGTTGGGAAGTGGTCGGTGGTGAGTTTAGTCGCATTGATTTCCCAGCGTTTAACTTAGGATCACGACAGCAGATAGGAAGATACCTACAATACTTTGGCTGGAAGCCTAAGCAATTTACTGAGACAGGACAGGCCATCGTTGATGAGGCAGTGCTGCGGGAAGTGAAGGGCATACCACAAGCGTCTTTGATTGGTGAGTACCTGATGATACAGAAGCGTATCGCACAGGTGCAGAGCTGGTTAGATGCAGTCACGGACGAAGGTAGAGTACATGGGTACGTTAATCCTAACGGTGCTGTGACGGGCCGCATGACACATTCTAGTCCAAACATGGGACAGGTGCCAGCAGTCTACTCACCCTACGGCAAACAGTGTCGTGATGTGTGGACAGTACCGGAAGGTTACAAGCTGGTAGGTATGGATGCCAGTGGTCTTGAGCTACGAATGCTTGCACACTACATGAATGACGAGGACTACACAAATGAAATACTCAACGGAGATATACACACGGCAAACCAGTTGGCTGCGGGCCTTGACACTAGAGATCAAGCAAAGACTTTCATCTACGCTTTTCTTTATGGCGCAGGAGACGCCAAGATCGGAAGCATCGTTGGAGGATCTGCAAAGGATGGCAAGAGACTTAAAGAAAAGTTCCTTGCAAATACGCCTGCTCTTGGAGACCTACGAGAACGAGTTGGACTGGCGGCTGGAAGAGGCTATGTTCTTGGCTTGGATAGGAGAAGGGTCGCCATACGATCAAGCCACGCGGCACTGAACAGCCTGTTACAGTCGGCTGGTGCTATTATAATGAAGAAAGCCTTGTGTTTGTTGCATGAGTATGCTACACTATGGGGTATAGACTTTCACATAATAGGGAACATACATGATGAGATCCAGACAGAGGTACGAGAAGAGAAAGCAGAGGTTTTCGGAAGGCTGGCAACAAGCTGTGTTGAAGCTGCCGGAACCTATTACAAACTCAACTGCCCTCTCGCCGGAGAGTACAAAGTCGGCAACACATGGGCAGACACCCACTAAGGGTAAGTACTACAAGGACAACAAGGAAGCAGTACAGGCAAGGGATGCTAAAAGGATGTGGGTTAACGGTGTTGAGGTTAAGAAGATACACCCACTGTACAAAGCAGGCAGATACAAAGGTTTTGAAGATGCAGCCTTTAGTTCCTTAGCGAACTACAAGACTAGCCCACAGGGTCAGGTGTATATAATCACGAACCCTGCATGGGAAGGTTGGGTTAAGGTAGGTATGGCTGTTGACGCAGATGATAGGCTAGGCGGTTATCAAACTTCAAGCCCTTACAGAGACTACACGTTAGCTTATACAGTAGACACACCAGATCGTAGAGCAACTGAAGCTGAAACACACAACAGACTGGCTGATATTTTTGAGCAGCGCAATGAGTGGTTCAAGTGTGACGTAGAGATAGCTAAACGATGGTTAGATGCAGTCATAGGAGAGTACGATGAAAACTGTTGAAACTTTAGTAGCAGACATCTATGCTATGATGGAAAGCAAGGACGCTGACCCATCTGTAGATGTAGAGGCAGAGATAGAACGCTTTGGTGATGGAGTTAAAGCACTAATGCGTAAGGAGTTTGGAGCGGAGAAGCGAGAGGATAATAGACTGCTACGTTTGTCTAACATTGGCCGCACTGACCGCTACCTTTGGAACCATTACAATGGTACTGATAAGGAAGAGCTAGAGCCAAACACCTATGTCAAGTTTATGTATGGTCACTTGATTGAAGAGATGTTAATCTTCTTGACTCGCATGGCTGGACACACTGTTACGGATGAACAGAAGGTGTGTAAAGTAAATGGAATCGTAGGCCACATGGATTGTTCTATTGACGGGATAGTTACAGATGTTAAGTCAGCCAGCGCCTTTGGCTTTAAGAAGTTTAAGGATGGTAGTTTAGTACATGACGATCCGTTTGGTTACATAGATCAGATCAAAGCCTATGGTCACGCCTGCGGGCAGACTAAGGTTGGTTGGTTGGCTATGGACAAAGCAAACGGACACATTACTTATCTTAAGTATGACCTTAAAGAAACAGATAACACTAAACTTAAGGAGCCTATCACTAACAGGATTGATCAGATCAAGGCAATGGTCTTAGGGCCAGAACCTACAGCTTATTGTTACGAACCTGTGCCTGATGGCAAGTCAGGTAACATGAAGCTGGCCATTGGTTGTTCTTACTGTCAGTTTAAAGCACACTGTTACCCAGACCTAAGAGTATTTAGCTATGCTTACGGGCCTAAGTATCTGTGCAAGGTAGTCAACGAGCCACGAGTACGGGAGTTTGTGTTAGATGAAACAGGGTTTTAGGTCGGGGCTAGAGAAGGACTTATCAGAGAAGCTAGATGGGCAGTACAAGTTTGAACCTTATGGTCTGCCCTACACTACACACAGACAATACATACCGGACTTCGTACACGAAGACAAGGCAGTACTGATAGAGTGTAAAGGATTCTTTAGAGTAGGTGACACACAGAAGTACAAGGCTATTAGAGACTCAATGCCTGAGTGGGAGATCATCTTTGTCCTATCAAAGACTAGCAAGAAGGTACGCAAAGGTGGTAAGATAACGATGGGCGAGTGGTGTGAGAAGGAAGGCTTCAAGCACTACACTATTGAGACATCAAAGGAAATGACCAAGTACATCAAAGGGAAGAAAGTCTAATGGCTACAACACTCGATGAACTAAAAGAACAGATGGAGAAGTGGCTTGATGAGGATCTGATCTGTGAGCTACTAAGCATTACAACAACAGACTTGATTGATGCCTTTGAAGATAGAATAATTAAAGACTTTGACAGAATACTAGAGGATTTTAACGATGAGTATTAATGACGCAACACGGTTTGATTGGGATCGCTTACGCGAAGCACATCCTCCGCTTGAGATAGAGAAGACAGGCTTAGAGCCATGGGCTACTATGGCAGAGGAAGAAGCGGCACACAGTAGTTGGGACAATGCAGCAGAAGAAGATGTAGTCAATAACCCAGAGCATTACAACACTGGAACCATTGAGTGTATCGAAGCTATTGAAGAGTCTATGTCCAGTGTAGCGTACAAGGGCTACCTCAAGGGCAACGCCATGAAGTACCTCTGGCGCTACGACTACAAAGGTAAGCAGGTAGAAGACCTACAGAAATGTCAGTGGTACTTAAGCCGTCTAACACAAGCGGTGGTGTTTGAGAATGAATGACAGAAAACCAACTTTTGAGTTTATACACTATCCAGAGTTTGGAGAAGCTGAAAGAGCTAATCCAGCGACTAAGATAGTATACACAATGTATAGCGATCAGCTAACAAGATCAGAGATGCAAGAGGCTTTCACTTATTTCTTGAGAGCCTGCACATACCATATAGAGGATGTAGAGTAATGGATCAGTATCAACAGTTTATACACAAGAGCCGATACGCACGCTGGATACCAGAAGAAAGCAGACGAGAAGAGTGGCATGAGACAGTAAACAGGTATGTAAACTTTTGGAAAGATCGTGGACAGATAGACGAGAAGACAGCCCTAAAGTTATTTAATGCAATACACAACCTAGAAGTCATGCCTAGCATGCGTTGTATGATGACAGCAGGTGTAGCACTAGACAAGGATAACGTAGCAGGGTATAACTGTAGCTACTTACACATTGACTCACCTCGTAGCTTTGACGAGCTAATGTATGTACTGATGTGTGGTACTGGTGTAGGCTTTAGTGTTGAACGTAACTACATCAACAAGCTACCAGAGATTGCAGAGAGCTTCCATAAGACTGACAGTGTTATCATGGTAAGCGATAGTAAGATTGGCTGGGCCTCAGCATTCCGTGAGCTTATTGCTATGCTCTATGCTGGTAAGATACCGCAGTGGGATGTCAGTAGAGTACGTGGTGCAGGTGAGCGACTAAAGACCTTCGGTGGTCGTGCTTCAGGCCCAGACCCGTTGATTGATTTGTTTAACTTCTGTATCGAAGTGTTCCAGAAGGCTAAGGGTCGTAAGCTGACCAGTATTGAGTGTCATGATATTGTTTGTAAGATTGCTGATATTGTAGTTGTAGGTGGTGTGCGTAGGTCTGCACTGATCAGCCTGTCTAACCTCTCAGATCAACGTATGGCAAAGGCTAAGTCAGGACAGTGGTGGATAGACGAAGGACATAGAGCGTTAGCTAACAACAGCGTAGCGTACACTGAGAAGCCTGACTTTCAAGCATTCCTGTCAGAGATGCAGACGATGTACGAGAGTAGAGCTGGTGAACGTGGTATTTTTAGTCGTGTAGCAGCACAGAAGATTGCAGGACGCAATGGCCGCAGAGATAACTCTTACGAGTTTG